CTGGCAGTCCATTGGCTACACCAGTAGATATGTTGCCCCAATAATATTGTCCATCAATTTGATCAACCAGGCCAACTCCGACTGGTACTGCAAAATTTGATCTATAATAAAGACCACCACTCTTTACCAACACGCCAGCAGCATAGGCCACAGTGTTGGTCCATGCAGTCACAAAGAAATTCAAAATGCTACTTTGTGGGCCTTCGCCGTACAACATAGCATATGGAGGTACCAGGATGGTATCGGTAATTATGTAATTGCCAGCAGGGAAAAACAAACTTCTTCGAATTTGTGGATTTGCTTGAACGCAATATAATTGATAGAGAGCACGGTTGATAGCCGCGGTATCGTCTGTAACACCATCTCCGGTGGCACCAAAATCAGTAACCACACAATAGCTATCTAGTCTGCTTTGCAAACTTTGACTGACTGGCGATCCAACTGTGGTTCCAGTTTGCACAGAGTACCCTGTGGCAGTTTGTCCTGTGTAAGTGTAGGCAGTTTGCGTAGCAAGAATGTCTGAATATTCTGTAAGAATTTCTATGTTGTTATGCTCGTCAGGCGACCCTTCAGCCAGTGTGCCTGGACCGATATACAATTGGCGTGTGTCTACTGCCCAGCCAAGTTCAGCAGGAGCTAGGGGTTGCGGAAGATCTTCTTCGAGACCTTTGCGGTTGGTTATTCTTGAGATTTGTACAATTGCCACAGTGTGATTCCTTGAGGTATCACATATTTAGCACGTAGTACTGTTCAACCTTTTTCCACCATATGGTACGGTACTTTTCAAATTCTGCGCCTTCTAGCACAAATTCCTGATATTTGGGCTGACCTATGATGTTGTGATTCTCGTCCAAGTCGGGTTTTACACACATCAAAACTACGCCTTTTCGGATACGTGTGCCATGTATTTCGTTATGTGCTTCTGCGTATGCACACAGCTGAACAAAATAATCGTCAATCCATTCGCGTTTTTTGGGCTTGTTAGTTTGCTTGTAATCCAAGATAGATTCTTCATTTAAGTGAATACCTGCACCGTCTGTTGTGCCTGCATACACACCTGGAAAGTACAAGGGTACTTCAATGCCCCAAAATTCATTGACATTAACCAAGCCTTTGTTGATCACTTCTTCTGCCATGATATGACTAGGCCAACTGAATGGGTTTGATCCACGGGCTGGTATGGCCCCTTCTCGAATGTACTTTTCAAGATAGGTATGCATTCTTGTGCCGCGATTGGCAGCTTCAGTGGTTATCTGTTGTGCCCGTTCTGCGCCCACTGCACGCCGCCAGTTGTGCAAGGCAGCCTTGCTTTCTTCACTTTTGGTTCGTTCTAGGATAGTGGTTACGCTGGGCAGTTTGTTGCCATCTGGAGTGGCATAAAATCTTTTACCGTCTATTGTGACCCTGGGTATGGGTTGATAATCAAATTTTGGATTGTACAAATTAAACTCTAAAACTTTCTCCGCATCCACAGCGATCGCGTTCATTGGGATTGATAAATTCAAAGCCTTCGTTGAGACCTTGACGCACATAGTCTACTGTGATGCCTTTGAGATAGACATCATTTTTCTTATCAACCAGTACCACAAAGTCTTGTTGGGCATAGTTTATGTCAGAATCTGAAGGCGTGTATTCTTGCACGTATTCTAACACATACGCCAAGCCCGAGCAACCGGTAGTTTTAACTCCAAGTCGAATGCCAGCATAGTTTTTGGCTTGCAGTAGTCGTTTTACTTTGGTGTACGCCTGATCAGTTAGAGAGATCATGCTTTTTACGATAATCTTCTACAGCGGCCTTTATAGCATCTTCAGCAAGAATAGAACAATGAATCTTGACTGGTGGCAACGCGAGTTCTTGAGCAATCTCTGAATTTTTAATAGTTGCCGCTTGGTCAAGCGTTCGTCCTTTAACCCACTCGGTAACAAGAGAGGATGAGGCAATCGCACTGCCGCATCCGTATGTTTTAAACCTTGCGTCTGTGATGATGCCATCTTGTACCTTGATTTGCAATTTCATTACGTCGCCGCAAGCAGGTGCGCCAACCATACCAGTACCAATATCAGTATCACTCTTGTCAAAAGAGCCGACATTCCGGGGATTTTCATAATGATCAATAACCGATTGACTGTAAGCCATATAATTTTGTTTCCTCTATCCAACCTATCAAGCAGTCCTGGCCATACTTGTCTTTAAACTTGTTTATGGCGGCAAACTGATTCGGTGCTGCCACCGTGGCAACATACTGTTTTACAACACCGATGCTATCGGTATATTTGACATAGGCTTTCCAGTGTTTCATTGACAAGTCCTAGTTCTAGTAATAGTGCCATCTGCATGCTGGGTTTCAGTCCAGGGTGTGCAGTTAGCTCTAACAGGCGGCTGAACAACCACTGGAGGTGGTGGAACATAACCGTAATTGTAAACAGGCTCGTAATAGTTGCGGGTTAATGCATAACCAATCACTCCGCCAACAATCACCGGTGCCATCCAGTTTCCACCACGTTGATGATGGCGGTGATGTTGTGCCTGCGCCGACACGGCTAAAGTTAATAATGCGAGAGCAATGAGTTTTTTCATACGGGCCTCCTACAGCATAGTATACTATATTTAACGCCTTGTGTCAACAATTAGTTGACTGGTTACATTGGCCGCTTCATGGCCGATTTGGCCATTTTGTTTACCACTTGTTGACTTTGTTGTACTGACAGTTTTTCTGGACCAATATCAGCACCTTTGAATGTGACCATTCCGGAATGTGGATCTAACGGTTCCAACACACCACTTAGTGGAGGTTGGCTGATGACGTCGCCAAGATTTTGACTGGTAATAGGAATGCCCAAACTTTGAGCAGCAGAAATAAACGCAGCTTGACTGATTTGTTTTTGAGCATTTGTGTCGCCTGCTCGTCCTGCCAAGAAGTTGACCAACCCTACTAGTTTGTTAGGGTCGGCACCAGACTGATCAACTTCGTCAATTCGCATTATCTCTTGGCACGGCCGAGTGCAGCAGAGGAAACAGGACCTGGCTCCTCAGGAGGAGGTGCAATTTCATCACCAGCAATACCAGCGGCAGCGTCTAAGTCATCCATGCCAGCAGCAGCCATGTCATCGGCAGCAGCCATGTCGCCGCCGGGCACGCCGCCCATAGCAGCCATGCCAGCGTCTGGTGGAGGTGTTGCACCGGTTACCACGCCAAGTGCTTGGTCCAGTTGTTGTTTAGCACCTTGGAGATTTTGTACCAGGCCTGTGAGTGCGGCTGTGGCATCTGTGTTGAATTGAGCTGCTTGGTCAATGCCCACTTGGTTCTTGATTGAATCAACCAAGGCAGGCAGTTCTTTAAATTGCATTTCGCTGGCATCTTCCAACATTGATTGCATCTTGTCAACCATGTCTTGTGCAGCCAACACCACTTGGGCTTGTTGCACTTCTGATTCTTTTAGCATGCGATAAGCATTGCGCAGTCGGCCTTCGGCTTGCATGAGAGCAGCACCGGCAACCATCTTTTGCTCATCAGGTGTAAGACTTTGACCTTTGGTTGCTTTTTGTAATGCGGCTGCAATTTTGGGATCTTTAAACTTCTGCATGTTCTTGGTCATTGTACCAGCGGCTTGTGCAGCAGTAGGTGTGCCAGGGGCAGCGGGTGCGCCCGGAGCAGCAGGAGCAGCCGGCATCATGTCTTCTTTGATTCTAGCAGTCAACGCCTGCTCCATCATCAACAGCTTGAGATATGCTGGATTGCGTTCGCTTTGATGGAACGAAGGTTGACGACGAGTTTCGCCTAGTACGCCACGCACACGTGTCAACATCTGTTGAGCTTGCTTGCCAGTAATTTGGTCAAACTTCATGCGTGAGCCAAAATAGCTTTCGAATACACGGGCTATTTGTTTAGTTGGCTTGGTTGCCGCTAGTTCTTGCAGTTTCATTTTGGAATCCCCTAAGTTGTATATATTTAGCCGAAATTAAACATTTTTCAAGTTCCTGATCCACCAAGGTATGTTGTTGAACCTTTGGCTGTAACTTGGTCAATACCACTTCACTAAATCCGTTATTGCGGCTACGATCAGCCATTTGTTGTCTACAGTATATGTCTGCTGACAGTGTTTGTTTTTTGGTGTCCAAAGTCTTAATGCTTTGTGCCAGTCTAAGCTGATTGTGATTGTCAGCCACGCACCAGCTGATTGCTGTGCGTTTGTTGCTGAAAGTGCCTATTAGATTATCGCCTAGTGTGTATACTTCAAACGCTTGAAATGCCGGACGCAAATGATACCGGCCAAATGCCACATATCCGCCTGATTCATCATTCACAATCATTGTGTGTATGTTGCGACGAACTTCGCGCTCGGCCCAGCGTTCTAGTTTTTGTTCTCGAGTCATAATTTGATCAAATGCGCAGCCGCCCAACCCAGAGCGCCCACAAGGGTAGCAATTATGCCCACACCCCAGCTGAGTAGTCTATCGTTGTTTTTGGTATTGGTGGCTTGTAACATGCCACGCAGTTCGGCTATCACACCAAAAAGAGTAGTGATCTTTTCATCCATTGACTCTAGCTTGACTTCCAGCAGGCGATACCGTTCAGCACACAATTCAACATGTGCCTCTAGACTTTTCTTTTCGATATCAGTTGTGTCAGCCATTATTACTCCCGGTCATTTATTTATGGTTTCGAACCACAAGTTCTGGTTGGGTCCATTAACAGTCAAACTGGGTTCTAACTGCTCGGCTTCGTTTAGATTGACGATCATGGGTATGCCAGCACACTCATTTAGCAATCCAGTCAAGTCATCAACTTCGCCTGTGGTTGAATATACACCGGCAGTTTCTACTTCAAATTCAAACACCCATTGCGTGTCGCGCAATCGAGGCAATTGCACAATGTCAGGTTGTGCTCGCAAGCTGATCATTTGTTGCAGAGTTTCCCAGTTGCGTTGTTGGTTCCTGGCACGGTTCCAGTCATCGATATTGCGTATGACTTGCCCCACACGATCTTCAAAGGGCATTTGACTTGATCTAAAATGACCAGTAATGCCAGTGGGACTGCAATCAAATAGTGTTCGGCCTTGTATCTTCATTCTGTGAGTATTTAACGCCAAACAAAAACCCCGGAGTTTTTAGTTCCGGGGTTGATTGAATCAAATGATTGATTAGGTTGTTAGCTTGAAGCCAACGCTTGTGCAACTGTCTAACTGGAAACCAGTGTAGGTAATGTTAGCAGCAGCCAACATTACAGCAGCAGAAGTGTTGGTGCTGGCGTTAGCAAAAGCGCCTGTTGGGTATGTAGCAACTGAAATTGCAACGCCGTCAACTTGGTACATGGCCACAGTTGAAGTTTGTTGAATTGCTTGCAACACGTTAGCAACGTATTCTGTTACGCCGCCTTCGCCGTTTACGCTGGTGTTAGCGACCAAGCGGAAAAAGTCCAGTTTTGGACCTTGTGGTTGTACAGGTTGACCAGCCAATGAAGTGCTAGGAGCAACTGGACCGTTTTGTGTGTCTAATGCGAATACTGGTTGTGAATCGCCATTTACGGGTGCGAAATATGCCATGATAAAAATCCTTTAAAGTTAATGGTCTCGGTGGACCTGCTTTTATTTAGTCTTTTGGCAAAAATCACGCCTGTTGAGGATTGTTTTGTGCGGCATTTCTAGCAGTGAAATCAAAGCGATTTACTGCTTTAGCATAGCCTGCAGGCGTGGCCATTACCCAGCCTTCGTGCCCGGGATCTTTCAAATCCAAGTTACGCAAGATGTCCAGCTTCAAATCGTGTAGCAGAATAAACAGGGTAAATGCAGCAGCCAGGCCTTCTGTGTTTGATGCAGGACTCTTTAGATATTCCACAATGTTACCAAACTTCTTTGGAGTGACTTTGGTCTGTAACCATTCGCCAAAGCCTCCCAGTAGATTGTCAAAATTGCCACTGGGTTGTTTGATTCTAAAATTGATGTAATCCACACACAGTTTGGCCAAGTCTGTAATTTGCATGGCTCGCAGTTCGGCAGGATTAAACAAAGTATCAATGGCAGCACCTTTGCTGTTGCGTATTTGTTTGATTTGTTTGATCAATGCTGACTGGCCTTTGGCCTGTGCAGGATCTTGAGATGCAGTACCTTTACCAAAAATTGGTTCAATCAAAAACAATCCCGGAACTTCATTGAATTTTACTCTGCTGAGTGGCTGTTTGGGCTCACCTTGATCAGCATACATGGTGTGCATGGCTATGCCTGTGGTGCTGTTGCGAATTCGTTGTCCTAGTGCGCTCTTGGCAGGT